GTGGTGGCCTCTGAGATGGGTGCTATGGAGCAACTTGAGCTTTGGGAGATCTATCAGGACTTCTGGTGTGAACATAAGCCGTCAATGACGTGTTACTACCGTGACGATGAGTTCCTTGAGGTGGGTCAGTGGTTGTATAACAAGTTCGACAAGATCAGTGGCGTAAGCTTCCTGCCTTACTCAGAACATACGTACCAACAGGCTCCTTACGAACCTATTGATCTGGAGACGTTTGAGAAGTTGAAGGAGGAGTTTCCTGAGACCATCGACTGGAACATCTCTGAGAACTCTGACATGACTGAAGGGTCGCAACAGTTGGCTTGTACAGGTAATAACTGCGAGTTGTAAACAAAAGGGGGCCTTAGCGCCCCCGTATTTACTTAGGTTATATTATGAACATCAAACGTGACATCGAAGTACGCATAAAAGTACTTGAGAACAAACTACAAAGGTCCATACCCGCTGCTCGCAACAATGAGATCAGGGGTGAGATCATGGGTCTGAAGTGGGTGCTAGAGCGTCTCTAAGGCGCTGTTAACATCCCCCTTTCCTGTAAGCTTTGCTGTAACTTCATTTTTGCTCTTTGAGGATTAATTAAACCACTTCGAGTAATTAGCTCTTGTTGTGTAGGAGGAGGAGGCGCTGTAACTTCCTCTTCTCTTTTACCTACCATTTGTTCCTGAGCCTGTTCAGAAAGATAATTCATAATGTCTGCTTTTTCAGAGTCAGTCATAGCGTCAAGTGCATCAGACACTATTGCTTGAATAGCAATTTCAGTTTGAATTGGATCTTTTGTTTTCTTCTTAGTGAGCATGATTAACTTGTTGACGTACTGTGGGTTTGTTACAATGTTTGCAAAGACTTGAGGAACGTACAAAGCAGCAGCACCCGCAGCAATCAAGGGGGCAGAAACCCCGCTAGTAGCCGCAGTTACGCCCCCGGCTGCGCCAACACCGCTATACAAAGCAGCAGACACCCCTTTAACTCCTTTAGCTTCCATGCCTCGCAACATCAGAGTACCGAAGTCTCCTGATGCTGACTCTGAAGCCTCTATAACAGCGTTTAAAAGCTGTTTAAAACGTGGGTAGTCGTCTCCTAACACCTCTTGATAAACCGCTTTTGTACGAGGTCTTTCAGCGTCCTTAGCAAGGTTACGTAAGTCAGTAATAGCAAAGTTTTCACCAAAAACGGTTTTAAGCTTATCAGACAAAAAACCCGCTTTAAATAGTTTGTTAGCTTCTTCAAAAGAAGGTACAGCTATCGCTTCTCCCGTTTGCTTTGCATCTTTTACTGCTTCAGCGTGTGCTCTTCTTAAGCTTAACTTCAGTGCCTTAACCTTGTCTAAATTAAGACCTTTAGCAGCAATGTCCCCTAAACCTACATAACTACCATCTTTTGCTCCATTAATAAATGCCTTGTTTATTTTAGGAAACAGTTCATTAAAACCTTCTGCGTACGCTTCCTTAAGGGCCTTGTACTCTTGGGCTTGTTTAGGCGCTGTCCTGCTTAAAGACTCAAAAATAGTCTCTCGCATTAAGTTAGAAACTTCAGAAAGTTCTGCAAGAACAGTACTGTTAGGAGTAGAGCCTTGCTTACCAAACATAGCATTAGCTCTTTGTGTGAACGCCTTATCTAAAGTAATTAGCTCTTGAATTGGAAAAGTACCTTCTTCTAGTCCTCTTAGACGTGTTAAATTACTTTCAATAAAGTCAAAAGTTTCTCCTAGAAGGTTGTCTACGGCTTCTCCTCTGTTTGCCTTAAGATAGTCATCAATAGGCTTAAGAATAAATTCAGCAGGAACACGTCGAGTGTACCTACTACCCCCTAAGCCCCGCATTACGTCGTCTAAACCACGTACGTATTGACTTTGTAAGGCACTTTGGCCTTCTTCAACAGCGTCTAAAAACACTTGACCCATTGCGTAGGGATCTGTGTTCATTCCCCTTGCGTTTCTATTAATAAGCTCTAACAATTCTTCTTGAATAGCGTCGTTAACAGCTTCCATGTTTTCTTGCATGGTTTGTCTAGAAACAAGACCAACAGAAGCAATACGCTCTCTAAAGGTGTCCATGCCTGTAGAGCCTACCTGTGAAGGTAATAGAGTAGCTCCACGTAAGTTTAGAAGTTTTTGTGTTGCTTCTAAAGACTCAGCAGAGCCTGCAGGATAGGCACCTTCTACAATCTCTTCTAAAGTTTCCTCTACAGACTGTCCATTCTTCATTCTCATGGCGACCCAAGCTGGCTTGAGTTTTGACATAATACCTAATGTAACAACGTCAAGGCCTGCAGACCAAGCGGCGTTTTCTACTGCTTTTGAGTAGGCATCAATGTCTGAAGCATTGCCGTATTGGGTTTCAGAAATAACAGTACCGCCAAAAGTACCTGTTGCTCCTCCAAGCACACTCCCAACTACCCCTCCTATTGGGCCTCCTACGGCAGCACCTGCTGCGCCTCCTGCCAAAGCACCTCCAAGACCCAAAGGAAGATCTAAGTTTCTTTGAAGAAACGACGCTTGTTGTTCTTCAGGGGTGACTGCTGGAGGAGGAACGATAGATTCTTGAGTACCCATGCCAGCCATGGTGTCTGAAAAAGAAGACTGCGCCTCTTCTTCAGCGTACTGCTGCATTATATCATTGAAGTTGCTCATTATTTAGAACCTCTTGATTTCTCGTAGCTTTTTCGCACTTGGTCCAAAGTAAACTGACCCGTATTAATAGCAATTAGAGCATCTTCTCTATCTTCTTTAGGCACAAACGAAAGTTCTTGTTTAGTCACAAAGCCGCTTCTTCTTAAATAGTCACCGTAGTCTTCTGAAGTAGCTTTAAGAATGCCGTCTTGTAGTAGCCTTTCAGCTTGGTCAAGCAACACACGAAGACGACCAAGATTACTTTCTCCGCTTTGCATGTAATTACCAATTTGCTCAATTAAGAATAGACGCTCGCCTTCTGAAATTGAACCTTTGAAGTTCTTAAGTTTTGCAAGAACAACATTACCAAGAAGTGTCTCAAACTGGCCCAACTCTTTAGGCTCTTCTCCCAAAAATCTAGCAACACCCCTTGCAACTTGCCTAGGAAATCCTCCTGTTTTAAGCTTTTCATCCTCAAGTAAATCAATAGCTTCTTTTAGACCAGAAACGTCTCCTTTTAGAGAAGACAGATTTTGAATAGCATTTGTTTGCATTTCCACAAAACTTCTAACTTCTTCGGTTCTTCCAGCAATTCCCGGTTGGTCAAAAGCACCTGCCCCTGTTCTTTCTGAAATAACTGTTTTGCCTCTACTATAGTCGGGAACTTCTGGTGCTCCTGCTTGAGGAATTACTTTAGTTTCAGTAGTGCCGTCTCTGTACTGAATATCGTACTGCTTGTAAGTAGCGTTATTAGCATTTGTTCTAAAAGTTATTTCAGACCTGCTTTGTACTTGTTTAGCAGATCCGGTCTTTTTTACAGCATTGTATATATCTCTAGCTTCTTTAGCAGTTATTCCGTAATCAGAAGCAGTGCCAAAGAATTCGGCAGCGTCTCTAGGTCTCTGGTCGATGTTAAAACCTTCTACAGCCGCCAATACTTGAAGAGACTGCTGACCTTCTGCTTTTTTAGCCGAAATTCCTGCGGTTTGTAGTTTTTCAGCCAACGCCCTAGCCATTTTTTCAGCGTTCAAGGCTTCAGTAATTTTACCTTGTTTGCGGTATTGTTGAGCCAGTTGAAGAAGTCCCTCAGGTGAGTTAGTGTCAATCTGAGCTAACTGCTGACGCTGTTGTTTCATCTGCTGTTGTTGCCTAAGCTGACCCGGAAGCTGTGCCGCTTGTTGTGCAGCAGTAAATAACCCCTGCCCGTAAGCAGGAGTAGCCATCTGTCTTAAAAACTCTTGTGAAAACTTAGCCATGATTAACCTCCTCCTTGACCAAAGATACTACCTAATGCTGATACCAAGCTAGAGTTACCTGTTGACCTTGGTGTCAAGGCTCCTGACAAAAGACCAGCACCTGTTTGACCCAACAAATTAGCTCGTGCTTGCTCTGCAACCAACTGAGCCTCAAGACCTGACATAGTTGCTTCGCCAAACAAACCAGCACCCTGTAGTTGCGCCTGTTGTTGCAACGCTGCCAACTGCTGTGCAGGCTGAGTAGCCGCCATAAGTTGCTGCTGTGGTAGGTAACCAGCGCCCAAGAATTGTTGACCTAGAGCCGCCTGTTGCATTTGTTCAGCTTGAGCTTGCTGCATAGCCCCTAACATAGCTCTATTACGTGCCTCATTAATGGCGGTCTCTTGTGCCAATAACTCTGGAGTAGCGCCACCGTACGCTGCAGAACTAAGCCCAAGACGGCCCTGAGCCGCCATACGCTCTTCTGTAGCAAGACGCTGACGTTGCTCTTCAGGACGCTGTGCGGATCGCATACGCTCAAAGATAGCCTGCTCACGTTCTACTGTAGGTTGCACGGCCTGTCCAAAGAAGCCTCCTGCTCCTCCCATCAACTGGCTTTGTAACGCCTGTTCTTCAGGGGACAGGCCCATAGTGGTTTCAATACCACCTTCAGGAGTTACCTGAGTACCCATACCAGCACCAGTAGCAGTAGTCACAGTAAACGGTCTAAACTGTGTCTGCTCCATTTGCGTAGCGGCTAGTTCTTCAGCCCCTGTCCTAGCTTGCCTACCTATGTCGCTAAGGCGACCATAAGCTTCTCCTGTTAGCAGTCCACCAACAACACCCGGAAGCAGGACATCTGGTTGCATCAGGTATGACCCAAGACCTCCTAGCAAGTCTAAGAAGCCCCCGCCACCGCTGTTGCCTGTTCCGGCACTAAGAACATTAGATGGTATACCGATATTATACTCGTCTTGAGTATCTTCAATCATGTTATCTATGTCTGTTGACGAATATCCGTTAGACATTGTTATCTCCCGTTAAAGTAGCTTTCCTATCAAAGCCATTACGTTAATCTCCTGTAGTGATAATTGAGACCCGTCAATGTCAGCCTCTAGTCCAACTACTATACTTGTGCCATATCCTGTGGCATTTAAACTTTTTTGGTTTGTCAAAGCACCACCAGTAAACTCTACGGCGGTATACTCACTTACACCAAAGAAACCAGTAATCTGGTCACCTACTGTAAATTCTGCTGTTGCGTACGAACTCTTGAAATCATAAGCCCATTTAAGGAATACTGTTGCGTTGTTTGCACCAACCAGTGTCGGCTTCAACTTCTTCAATATCTTGATTCTAGAGCTATCACCAAAAGTTAGGCTTGGGCTGTAGTACTTAAAACGGTAAGGGCTTCCGTCGTCTTGGTAGCCTTCGTACTCGCTGATTCCCTTAGACGTTCCAATGAGCAACGTACCGTCTTCTTGTCTTGTATACGAAGTAAACCCTGTAGACACCCAACGTGTTACACGGTACGACCCATTTTCTGTTGTTCCTCGAACGTCGAAGCAGTAGGTTACGTCCTGACCTACAAAAGTCAACAGGTAAAAACCTTCTTCTGGACTATAGACAGACCTAAAGAACTGATTTTCTGTCTGTAGCGCACCAATGATGTCCTTGGTAATGTTTCCTGACAAACTACTGATAGGCAAGGATTTTTCTTGTATCGCACGTCCAAAGCTCTTAAGGCCAGTGTGTGACAGGAATAGCACGTCTGTACCTGTGTACTGCACAGTGTCTCTGTCTACGCAACCTACGCCAGCTACAGTGTCAGCCAGTGTCATACTTGCTGGGGCCTCTGCACCTTGATACGCCACAATACTGTGCTTACCGAAGATAATCAGAAGGCCGTTGTGTGCGGCTAACGCAACAATTTCGTCGTAGCCATCAGGCCATACCTTGGAGATATCAATAGAGCCGCTAGTACCGCCCGTCCAGTTCTGGCCGATCAGTAGGTCAGACCAAAAAACAGTAGACTTGTTATCGCTAATATCAGCACACCAAAGGCGACCATAAGCAGACAACACTTCGTTGGCCTTTGGAATGTCCGCTGCTGCTGACGCACCTGTAACAGTACTTAGCTTGACAACAGAGCCGCTTGTGTTGTTGTACACCAACGGTTCATACGCTCTCTGGAAGAAATAGGTGTTGTCGTTAAAGTTAACCATCTTCCAGTTATCAGCAGTGATTGTGTAACTGCCGGGAGTCTCGTCTACTAGTGTAGTTGTACCACTGATAATCTTGTTGTTACCAACAGAAAAAACCTTAGTGTTTCCTGCGTTGTCCTTAAACTCTTTCATAACCCGTATAGAGTCAGATCCAAGGACAGTCTTGTTAGTCGTAATTACGTCGTGGCCCTTACGTGCAGCAATACGACCACGCTTGTCAATCACAGCGTTGTCTGCGATCTCAGCAAAGGATGGGTCCTGTGCCAACGGTGAGTCTTCGGTGTTAACACCTTTGAACGCCGGGGCAACTAAGTTAATGCTACGTAATTCTTGTGCCATATTAAATAGTCCTAAATACCATCTCTTCAGGATGCTTTGCAGCGTCTATAGCAACAGCGTCAGACAAAAACTTATCAGCAATAGCAAAGTACTCAGCAGTAGAAGTACCGCCTGTTTCTCCACGCTCACGAGCCAACAAAGCTACCGCAAGGTGGACTACAGGCATCGCTGGTACAAGCAGCACGTCTGTGTCGCTAGTCAAGTCAGCCTGACGCTTAATTACGTCAAACCGTAAGCTGTAGACACCGTCTGGTGTTGGGCTAACGAGTACTTGCGTGTCACCACTAGAGTCCAAACCGCTGTACGTGTAGTACCGTGGTGCGCCTTCTACTGCTTCATTAATATACAACTGCTCATTAAACCAGTCTTTAGTTTGGTAACCCATGAAGCAGTTTTGTGTGTCATTAATTACTGACATGACTTTTACATTGTCGTCAGCGCCTGTCAAAGAGTAACTGTTGTCGGAAGCAGTAGTAGTTACAACAATAGTTTCACGCAAGGCAGACCAATCGTTAGACTCTTCTACTATCTTCTTAGCGTCATTAATATAATCACTAACCATTTTGCTGTACGTGTTGGCAGTAACTGTAGTAACTTCGTCTTCTCGAAGTCTACGCAACACGTTGTTCATTAGGTTAAGATATGTCATGCTAACATTCCTCGTCTGCGGGTCCGCATTAATAATTGTTGTGCTTCTTCGTTGTAGTCTACTGCTGGTGTTTTAATAGCAAGCTGGGGTGCTTCTCTAGGACGGTACGTAATTCCTTTCATAAACTCTTCATAAGGTGCTCTAGTAGGAGCAGCAGGAGCAGCGAACATACCTCCAGCAGCTAAGGCAGTTAGTACGTTTCCGCCCATGATCTGTTGTTGTAACGCTTGTTGTTCTTCACCGTACATTCTTTCAAAGTCTGCCTGACGTGTTAGTATTTCTTCACGCTCTTCTTCTGCCAAACCTAGTCTTGTAGTAACACTGTCTCTAAACTGACCAAACGCTTCAGCCTGACTAATTTGTCCTTGCTGTAGACCAACTAAATTTACATTAAATTCTTCTTGTAGATCAGAAAGGGACAAACCTAATTCAGCAAACCGTTGTTGACTGTCCGCACTTAGTTCCTCTACCTGACCACCAACACTGATTATTTCCTGAGCTAGTGCTAAACGATCTTGTTGTGCTTGACCAAACTGTTCTGTTGTGTACTGTTGGTAAGCGTCAAACGCTTCTTGTTGTGTTATCTGGCCTTGGCGCAGTGCCTCAATGTTTACGTTAGTGCCAGCAAACAGTTCCTCTATACTCTGGTCCTGTTGTTGGAACCGTAGCATCATATCGTCACTAAGCTGAGTTACGTCACCACCGACAGCTATAATTGCTTGTTGTAGCTCTTGACGCTCTTCTGATGCAGTAGCAAGCTGTTGACCTAATGATGTACGCAGTTGCTCTAGTGCTTCTTGTTGCGTTATTTGTCCTGCCTGTAGTGCGTTAATGTCAACACCTACGCCAGCAAACAGATCAGTTATGGTTCCGCCAAAGTCTGCAAACTGTTGTTGCATATCGGCACTTAGTTGTGTAATGTCACCGTTAGCCGCAATAATAGCTTGCTGTAGTTGTTGGCGTTCAGTTGCTGCAAGTTCAAATTGTTGGGACGTAAACGACTCAAACTCGTCAAAACGCCCTGCTACGTCTTCTTGCAAAGAGATAAGGTCAGTGCCTAGCATCTCTAGCTCACCACTGAGTCCACCTTCTACTGCTGCAAGAGACTGGATAAGAGAAGCCTCAAGTCCTGTGATACTAGCTAGGAACTCTGCTTCTTGGTCGCTGAATTGTGTAGCAATACCGTTAACAGCATCGTCAAAGCGTTCGTTAAGATCAGCAAACTGTTCACCAACGTCTGTTTGAAAAGCAGCAAAAGTATCTGCAAAGTCGTCAAAGCGCCCTGAGAAGTCTGCTCTAACACTGTCTAGGTCTTCACCCAAACCTAACAGTTCGTCTCTTAAAGCACCTTCTGTAGACGCTAACTGTTGGAATACAGAGGTTTCTAGCCCAAGTAAATCAGCAGCAAATGCGGCTTCCTGCTCTGTAAACTGCGTAGCAACGCCGTTGAGTACGTTGTCAATCTTGTCATTAAGATCTTCAAAGCCAGCCTGTACGTCAGCAGAAGTAGCAAACCCAAAGCTGTCTACAATGCCACGTACGTCACCCTCTGACAGTCCTTCAGGAAACTCTATGTTAGCAATGGCCTCATTGACTATACCACCAATGTCATCAAGAGATATGCCTTCAGGTAAACCATCAAGAGCTTCTTGGATTAACTGACGTACTTCCTCAGTAGTAGCCCCTTCAGGAAACTGAATGTTAGCAATGGCTGTATTTACTATGTCTTGTACGTTTTCAGTAGTAGCAAACCCAAAGCTGTCTACGATACCTCTAACGTCATCCCCAGACAAACCGGGTGGAAAATTAATGTTAGCTATAGCTTCGTTAATTAAACCGCCTACTTCATCTAAAGAAATACCTTCAGGAATCTCGTTAATAGCTTCTTGTATTAACTGACGAACTTCTTCTGTTGTAGCTCCCTCAGGTATAACAATGCCAGCAATAGCTTCGTTAATTATACCACGTACTTCTTCAGAAGTAGCAAAACCAAAACTACCTACAATGTTTCTTACGTCACTATCTGATAAACCTTCAGGAAAGTCGATGTTAGCTATAGCTTCGTTAACTACACCACTTACGTCGTCCAAAGATATACCCGCTGGTATACCGTCAATAGCCTCTTGGATTAATTGTTGTACTTCTTCTGTAGTTGCGCCTTCGGGTATGACAATGTTAGAGATAGCGTTGTTTACAATGTCTTCTACTTGTTCAGGCGTAGCGTACCCAGCTTCTGCTAATGCTAATGTAAGACGTTCGTCTGTAACAAACCCTGAGTTAGCAAATGCAGTAGTAATGTCTTCTGGTGTAGCATAACCTGCTTCTGCTAGGTACTGTAGTACTTGCTCTGGTGTAGCAAACCCAGCGTTCTGTATTGCTTCATTAACTTGTTCTGTTGTAGCAACACCAGCCAGTGCTTCTGTCAACTGGTCCTGTGTTAAATAACCAGCATTAGCTAGTTCTTGTTGTATACGGTCAAAGTTTTGTTGTGACAGTGTAACGCCGTTAGTTTCAAAGTACTCAGCAATGTCTTCCATTGTAGGCATTGCATTGTAGTCAGGCAGTGTCTCAACAAAGTTTTGAATGATCTGATTAATCTGATTTTGTTGGCCTGTAAACTCTTCGTCCATCTGTGCCAAGAAGTCAGCAAACAAACCTTCGATTACTGATGTGTCTGTAGGGTCAGGCTCAGGTTGTGGCTCAGGTTGTGGCTCAGGTTGTGGCTCAGGTTGTGGCTCAGGTTGTGGCTCAGGTTGTGGCTCAGGTTGTGGCTGAGGTTGTGGCTCAGGTTCTGGCTCAGGTTGTTCAGTAGGAGCTTGCTTGACTGGGGTAGGTTCAAAAAACTCACCAATGAAGAAGTCGTACTGAGACTGCTCATCCATGAGATTAAAGTCTCCGGGAATTATGCCTCCTTCTTCTTCAAACCTTTGTGCTAACGCCTTAATAGAATACTGATAAATATCTTCTTCTAGTGCATGAAACGACAGATCATCGACCAACGACTGATACGTACCAGAGTTAATTGTTTCTAAACCAGTGTTTTCTAACTGCTCTCTGGTGTACTCACCGTTAAGCTCAAAGTCAATGTCTTCGCTTTCTGCTAACTGGAAATACTCATCTGTTTCACTGTTAACAAAGTAGTTGTTACCCCTGTTAGTAAACATAAGGGCAGGGTCTTGCTCTGGTGTTTCTTGACCAAGAGGAAGTTGTTCTTCTGTTGCTGTGCCTGAGTTTACTAGTACGTTACGTGCCGCACCATAAACAGCACTTCCTACGTTTTCTGCAAGAATACCACCCAGCCAATCAGGTATACCGGAGGGGAAACTTCCAGCTAAAACACCACCAATAATTGTACCTGCCTGAGTAGGGTCTGCTACTGCTCCTTGGATCTGTCCAATAATTTTATCAATTTGTTCTTTTACTTCACCTACTACTTCTCCACCAGCACCAACAATAATAGTACCAATGTCGTTTAGTATTTCGCCAATGTCGCCTTCTTCAATAGCGCCAGTAATTTCTGTATCTGCAATGATAGTACTGATTTTATCAATAGCTTCTCCTACTGTAGGCAAAAAGATTACACCAGCAGTAGGCATCCAGTTAGGTAGTGATATTCCGGGAATGTATCCTTTTATAGCATCTAAAATTCCGCCTTCACCAAAAACTTGACCACCAGCATCTACGACTTGTTTAATGTCTACAGTAACGCCAGCACCGCCACGAATTACTACCTCGCCTCCGCTAACAGTAGTAATAGGAGTAGTAGGAGTAGCTCCAGCAAACTGCATTGCACCGCTTTCTAAAACGGTGGTAACCAAAAGCCCCGGATCTTCCATGTCCGCCAGCGCTTCTGGGTTGTCAACCATAGTGTCAACAATAGTTTGGGCTTCTTCGTAAGCTTCAGTAATTACCTGATTAACTGCTGCTTCTAACCCTGCTTGCGAATTTATTATCCTGCCTTCAAGCCTGCTTAGTACTTCTGCGCTTGTGCCTTCAGGGACACCTTGAGTTCCAATAACGCTGTCGTACAGTATCTGAAAAATGTTTTCTTCTGTTAGTATATCTTCAGTAGGGCCTATATCGTCTTCAGGCGGTATCTCGTTATTCGTAGACGTAGTAAACATGCCGGGAGTCGGGGCAGGTGCTCTAGTTCTGCCTTGTTCAAACGGAGTAGGAATAGTAGAAGTGTTTGCGGCACCACCACCCACACCTGTTTGCCCTAAAGCTCTTTTTACGGCCTCAATCTGCTGCTCTAGTAATCTGCTTCGATCGTCGTTGTCAAATTTTGCCATTTACTTTTCCCTTGATACGCCCTTGGTTTTTTCGTAAGAACGCATAGCACCAAGACCAAGCATACCCATTAGTACAGGCATCATAGTCTCTAGGTCAATGAGTGGTATAGTAACTTCAATAGCTAATAGAGCTAAAACAAAGTTGGTAAATGGTATGACCATAAAGTTACCCATCATACCTAGTACACAACACCAGCCAACAGCAGGTCTCCAACCAGAGACAAACAAGGACTTGTGTGCTGCTTCTACCTTGTTAACCTCTAGTTGTGACTTAGCAAGCTCCTGAGCGTGTCTCTGAGCCATTGTAGCGACTTCATGAGCTAACCTAGCCTTCTGGTCCTTGTCTTGTACAAACTTGTCCAGAAGCCCTGTAACAGGCCCTATGAGCGACTCAATCATCTAGCAAACTCCAAGATAGCAATAGCCATAGTCACGATAAGAGCAATAGAAGCAAAGCCACCTGTCATCATCTTCTCTAGTTTGTCAAAGCGTTGATTGTGTGCGTCCAGTTGCATCTGAATCATTTCATAACGAATACTACACTCACGCTCATGAGCTTCTAACCGACTTAATGCTTGCTCTAGATCTGACATGACTATTCCTTACCGCCTTGGTGATCCACAGTCACCTGTGCATTTAATTTACCTATCTCTACTTCTACTTTATTTAACTGCCTACGTAACTCGTGTATCTCTATGTTGCGTTCTTCCAGAGCCATAATCTTAGCGTTCTGTATAAGATCATCTGGTAACGCACCACGTAGACCTAGAGGCCATTCACGAACAAACGCAGAGTTTTCCAGTATGTTCATGTTCTGTATTTCCTGACCGTGTTCAATAGAGATGATACGAGTGTCAAGAGTTACGTAAGCAGTAGTAGCCATAACGATGCCAGCACCAAGAGCAACTAAGTTCCTTAGCGGTATAGCTACTCTGGTGTTGTCATCAATCTCAGGCATTACCAAGGCATACCATCAGCAGACACAGGGTTCTTCTGTGCTTCGATGTTGGCTGTCAATGCCGCCTCAGTAGCGTCCTGATCGACTGACTCGTGTACCCATGCCAGTACAGCAGACTCAGTAAGGTCATCGTAAGCAACAAAGCCGTCAGCATCAGCGTCGGGTGTAAAGCCTACAGTGCCGTATGAGGATGCAGTGAATGTGTCGTCACCAACAGTTTCAGATTCAGTAACACGCCAGTGGGCCACTTGCACCCCTCCTGTCGCAATGTCACGCTCAAGGTTTGCGATAGTCCATGTAGCCATTAGTTTTCTCCTTCAAGTTGTGCAACTCTTGCACGTAGTGATTGAATTTCTTTTAACATCATAGGCACTAGCTTTGAGTAGTCTACGCCCATCATGTCTTCTTCAGTTTCGCCTTCAGACACTGCTTCTGGTGCAACGCCCTGTAACTCTTGTGCAACCATGCCGTACTTCTGGTGTGAACCGTTAACCTTCCAGTCAAACGAACGTACTTGGATAGCGTCAATGTCGTCAGAAGCAGAAGGTGCGTCTACGATGTTGTCTTTGAGGCGTTGGTCTGAAGAGGTAGGGAAGCTCGTAGCAGTATCACTGTAGTTAACACCACCGATGTATGTTCCGTTGTGGTAATTAATAATAGCGTTTACGTTGCCCGAAACTGTTTTGGAGATGGTTATTGTCCCCTGATTGCCGTTTGTGTTTTCAAGTCTCAAGCCAGCAAGACTTGCAGATGTAGAAGTCTTACCAACCAGCAAGTTGCCGTCTTCATCAAGCGTCATCTTTGTGGTTGTAGAGCCAGCTTTTGCGGTTGCAAAAACAATATCGCCGTCATCAAGCGATGTGCCAGTTACTATGCCAATCTGACCAATTTTATTAAAAGCAGATCCGTTATAAACAGAGCTAGTAATAAAATTACCATCGCCTCCAGCTACTGACGTTGTTGGACTGCTTATTGAGCCTCTAGCTTGCTGAAGTTGTACGCCAGTAGTGCCGCCAGAAGCAATTGCCCTTGTACTTAATCCTACGTTGCTCCCTCCGCTAATGAAGCCTGACAGGTAAAGGTCTTTGAAGCGGTTGCTTGCGTTTCCTAAATCAATTTCACCTGTTCTGGCGGCGTTTGTTGACGCATTCCACGGAGCAATAAAATCTAAATCGTTAGCAAATCTTAAAGCTACATCACCGTCGCCTATGTAAAGCCTTTCACCGGAAGCAGCACCAATACTACCGACTGTGACGTTATTTTGGCGGAACTCTGCAATGGTGCCACCGCTTGTAATTCGGTTTAGCTCTAATGGCGCACCACCGTCTCTAGCAACTCGTAAAATATCACTAGCGCCGTTAAGCTCAATACCCGCAGTTGCCGCACCTGTAGAAGTCTTACCAACCAGCAAGTTGCCGTCAGCCGTCAGCGTCATGTCAGGGTTAGTACCGTCAGGAGTCCAACGACAAGAGCCGTCTGAGGATATGCGCATGCGTTCTGTTGCGGCGTTGTTTAGTACAGGCTTAAACACTATTGCTATATCACGACCTGCGGCGGCAGAAAAGTCTGCGTTTTCTTTAACAGCTTCTATTTCAACGCCATTAGCACGCAAGTCTGGACTCATAAACAGCAACGCACTTTGTGCTGTAGAGTTAGTTTGGTCTGTATTAAACAAACGAAGACGTGCTTGACCGCCTGTTGCGTTTTCTCGAATATCAACAATGCTGTTGGGACTGTTAGTGCCGATACCTACGTTGCCTGCTGTATCTATAACAACCCTGTCTGCCGCACGACTTACGTCTCTAAAAGATAGCTTTGCACCTGTGCTATTAATTTGCCAAGTTTGATTGCTTGAATCAGTTTCAACTAAAGTAAAATTAGGAATAGCCGCTAAAGACCTAAAACCTCTGTCTGCTGAAATTGCATAGGAAGAGCTTACTGTAGCGCCTCCAATACCCAACGACTCCGCAGAAGCATCCCAGAAGAACTTCGGGGTCGAGCCCGTATCTTCGTAGAAGCTGATATCGCCGTTGTTAGCGATACCAAATCTTTGAGCTGTATTACCTGAATTGAAAACATCAAAAGAACCATTAGTGCCACTTAACCTTACATAACCATCACTATTACCTAAAAGAATTTGTCCAGCACCTATATTATTTGCTCTTCGTAAATCTGCTACATTTGCTGTTGCACTTGATACGGTCAAACCGTCAGCAGTCACTGTGCCAGTTACGTCGATGCCTGTGGAGGTTGTGGCTAGTTTGGGTGCGTTGTCGTAGTAAAGAGTAACTGCTCCGTCTTTAACAGCGTTAAACATTACATCTCCACCACCCCACATTTGAACACCTGCACCAGCAGTTTTTAAAACTAAGTCTCCAGTACCACTATCATTGACATAAGAGTTAGACCCATCATGATAAATCTGTAGGTCAGAGCCAACGCCGAAGATAGCCTTGTCGTTGTCGCCGAAAGTCATGTTTGCAGTAG